CTTTTCGAAAACCCTAAATCTCTCAAGGCTTTCTCAAACTCTGCTAGAGTTGGTAAACCGCCCTTGGCTAAAGCAGACTTCACAACATCAACGCGACTTTCTTCATTTGCGGGAAATGTGACGACTGAAATTTCTTTTAGGTCGATAGCTAATAATTCCAGCGCATCTTCTTTTTCGTTATATGCCCATTTGCTAAGTCGATACCCGATAGATAAGCCATCAATGGCGCCCGCAAGCATTAAGGCGTGGATCTCTTTAGCTCGAGCCACATCATTTATCAGTATAAACCATGCTCATCTTCAACAAGCTTAGTCCATACACCGATAGGCTGATTTCGGTCGTGATTCCAAAGTACAGGTGGCATTTTGTTTTGTGCGTTCCAACCTTGAATAGACTCCGTAAATGCACCTTGACGAACAATTTCGTCATAAGAATCTTTCACGTCAAACACATTACAATAGCCAGAAAAAAAGCCGTCTTCTTTGACGGCTTCTGCTTTAAAAAGTAGGTCTTTAACTTTGATTGTCATTGTCTTTTTCCTTCCCGATTTTGTCGATTGACGTTAAATTCAGTTGAACAGTGAGCTGATCTGCACCTGTTACAGGCGGTAGATTCTCTAATGCTCGCACTTCATTACGGGTCATTACGCCATTTTGGAGCATTGCGGTATAAAAACTCGCACGCCCCGCACTATCCGCACGAAGTAAACCTTCTACGCTAAAACGTGGATAGAACTTTGTGCGTTCATCAGGTTTTAACAATTTACGAGAGATGGTTTGCTCAATGCGTTTAAGAGTTGGTGTTAATCCATAAGTTAAGAAGTTTTGGTTAATCTGTTCAGATGATGACGCCCAAGAAGATGCCTTACTTGTGCTGTAAATTAACTGAGGTGGAACAATGAACGCCCGACAGATTTCTTCAATGCCGAAATAACGGCTTTCTAATAGCTGTGCATCTTGTGGGTTAATCCAAGCACCTGACATATTCGCAGGCTCCATACCAGCTTCAAGCACCATCCATTTTCCTGCATTCTCAGGTTTGCCGAACTCACTTAATCCTTCTCGAACTCGTTTGCGCTGATCTTCATTTAATACTCTTTCGCCAGTTTTAAGGAAACCGCCTGCCTTTAAGTTATTTTTAAAGGCTTTTGATGCCGCATTATTTGCCGACATTTGCAATCCCATTACCTGAGCTTGATAACCAATTGGCGATAGACCAATCAGACCATCAAGCGTGAAACCGCGGAAATGTAAAATGTCTTTTTCGCTATATTCACCACCATCCACGTTATTTTTAGTATATTTGTAGATAATCTCACCGCTATCATCACGTCTCACGCTCATATACTGCGGATCAAATAAATCAAGCGAGACTACTCGTTCGCCAATGCGATTAATGCGACAGTAGGCATTACCCCACAAATCAAGGTTAGAAATAATTGCTTCCCAAAACTCACTCGCACACATATCAGCATTGGGTGCATCATGAATAATTTTGTAAAGCGGGTGTTCCGTTGCTGCTTTTCGGTTGCTATCTCTTAAATGCAATGGCAAAGATGAGATAGCCTGGCTACGTATGCGCACACACGCCCAAACTGCACTTAGCTTTAAGGCATTTTCTGTTGTTACTTGACTGCCTGAATCGCTTGCTTGACTAGTAAATGGATCTGCTGTTGAACCTTTATCTAAGCGTTTACTACCGCCAAAAATGCGACCATAAAAACGAGACCACCAACCTGTATCATTTAATGTACTCATCCGATAATCATATCCTTTAAAAAGTCATCTATATCTTGAGGCGCTTCGCTTGTTTCCGAAATTCCTCTCGCCATTGCCAAAGCAACCATTCCGTCAATGCGACCTGTTGCCTTGTGTTTTTCAAATTTTCGGTTTCCTGCTGGGTCTTTTGTGATTACCGCATTAGCTGCGCACATTGTTAAAACAGGGTTCATTCCGTGCTTTAAATTGCCATTCAGCAAGTCGCTTTCTAAGGCATCGATTGCTGGCGACATATCTTTAAAACCTTGACCGAAAGGCACTAAAGGCAGATTGATTCCTTGAGCCTCCATTTCTTTTTTGAATATATCTATTCGCCAACGGTCAAAGGCGATTGCAGCAATATCAAAATCAGCAAGTATCTCTGCTATATCTCTCACTACGTAAGCGTAATCAACTGTCGCACCTGGTGTCGTGCGAATAAATCCTTGCTTAGCCCACACATCGTATGGCGAGCGGTCTCGTTTTGACCTATCCTCTAATCCTATTTCAGGTGTCCAGAAGTAAGGGTAAACGTTGATTTTCCCGTCATGGTCTTTGGTCGTTAGCACTAAAGAAGTCAAGTCAGTGCGAGCAGACAAATCTAATCCACCATAAGCAGTTAATCCGCTAGGGCTTGATTGTTCAGATCCGCTTTCTTTCCAAGCGTCAATGCTGACAAATGTCGATACTGTACTCACTCGTTGATTTAGGTTTAGATTTCGGAATGTATTCTCAAAGCTTGGCATACGGTTAGCCTTATCAGCAAGTTTGCGAATATCATCTTCACTACGGAATACGCCTAACGCTGGATTAGCTTGTTTCCACGCTTTCGGGTCAGTGATTTTTAAATCTTTGTCCGCACTGTAAACGTGGCAAACTGTATGAGGGTCATTACTTGTCTTGGCATCGTCAATCCAAATTGACAATAAGTCACCATCATTTGCCGCTTGCGTACTGATTGATAGTAACAACGGATTTTTATGCGCACCTTGAGCGGTAGTGATAGCATCAACGAAAGCAGATTGTGGACCTTGAATTTGCCCTATTTCGTCAAGGATAGCCAACACAGGAGATAAACCTTGAGCAGTCCTGCCATCTGCCGCTAAAGCTCGATATTCAACATTCATCGGTAAACCAATCAACCGCTTTCCACTAGGCTTAATAGAAATGATGTCGCTCAGTTTAGAATTAAGCTGAATCATTTTCACGGCTAAGTTAAACACTAAAGAAGCCTGATCTCGGCTTAATGCGCCGCTTACTATTTGGCTGTTTTGAATTGCCACAGGGCCCACTAAATGAGCCAATAGCAAGCAGGCAATCAATGCAGTCTTCCCGTTTTTACGACCGATAGACAAGATCCCATGGCTTGTTCCATGAGGGTTGTCGTAAACCTCTCGGATATAATTAAGCTGGAACTCTTCTAACTTAATAGGCTGTCCGACTAAAGCACCTTCTGGTACGAAGCAGTACCGCTCAATAAATGCAATAACCTTGTCAGCTTTTGTCATTAGTTAAATACCCTTGCTATTAAGCCATCATCATCATTGATAGCATTTCTGGCGTCTTGATAGAGTTGATTAGTTTTCACTTGGTCTCTACTCTCGCCATTCGTTGCTCGGCTATGAATCTGTAAACTACGACACATTTGGATCTCTCGCTTATACAAATCCTCAATCACATAATGCAATGGATGCAGCTTCATAGTGCCAGAGTCAGTCTTAATCCAGCGGCTAGCGGTTGTGTTTAATTCATTCTCGTAGCGGTCAATTTCTACATATAGTTTCGCTAACTTAACCGCTCGTTCTTTATCAATCGGCGTCCAACTATCAAGCGCACGGCTATTGATAATACTTTCCCAGTAGCGCATTTCTGCTTTAGTTAGTTTTTCAGGCGGCTCTAGCGTTTGCTGTGCGGCTTTAGCAGCCATCGCCTTTGCCGTAGAGCTATCACTACGGATTTTTCTACTACTCATAGGCTTTACCTCTTAAAGTTATTAAAATGACAAGAAAAACTGGGTTAGCAATAAAAAAGAGTTTCAGGGGCGGTATTTCAGCCTTTTCTTCTGAACTTTTTACCCACCCTTCCCCCTATTAAAAGGATGCTCAGGGTCAATCGGCAATCCGTTTTCATCAGCCACATAATCATATGAAAAATGTGCTATTTTAAACAGCTTAACGCTAGGGAAATCCTCCAAGATCTCCATCTTTGTCAGTATTATGCGGAATGAAGTTCGGTGGATGAAAACACCACATGGCCGCCAAGGCCTGTGCCTCTGGTAGGTCTGTGGTTATAGTGTATTTATTAAG